TAAAACGCGTTAGGCGGCAAATGGATGCATTACCCGATAAACTGCAAAGACAAACAATATTGCCAATATTAAGAAAAAGTACGCGCCCATTAATTAACACAGCTAAATCAAAGCTGTTAAGTCATGGGCAAAATTACTCATCACTTGCAAAAAGTATAGGCAACATAACAGCCAAAAGTAAAAACGCAATTATTTATGTTGGTCCAAGAGTAAAAGGCAAATGGAAGTATATTGGTTATTATGCAGCATGGGTGGAATATGGTGTAAAAGGTATTAAAAAATCCCGCGGTGGGAGTGCTAAAAAAGCAAAAGATAATAGCTATGCCGGTTATGTGGCTGGCATAAAAAAAGGCGGCAGATATAGAAAAGATCAACCAGCGCGCCCATTTATGCGCCCAGCAATTGATAATCAAAAATCAAATATTGGTGGTTTGTTAACTAAAAATTTTGCAAAATATTTGGATAGGGTAATTCAAAGAAATCTGAAAAAATTATGATCGGGGATATTGTTTATAATATACTTTCAAATGATTCAAATGTTACCGGTTTGGTTGGAACAAAGATTTATCCATTAATGGCAACCCAGGGAACTGAATTGCCATATATAACATACCAAGTAATTTCAACATCACCCAATAAAAATAAGGACCGGGAAATATCATTAAAAGCTATTAGGTTGCAAATTGATATAATTGGCAATACATATTCATCAGTAACAAATATATCTGATAAGGTTGTTGATGCAATATCATATAAAACGGGAAATTATAGTGGTTATGATGTTGATATAATAACTTTTGAAGATGAAAATGATTTATCTGATATTGAAAATGATTTTTACCGAAAAGAACAGGATTATATAATTAGAATAAAAATATAAACATGGCAAAGAAAAAACAAGAATCTGATCCGCAATATATAGGCGGGGGATACCAGGTAACATTAACCAGGGATTTTCAGCGTTTAGATGGGAAGGTGATCCCAGCGGGTAGAACTTTTTATGTAACTGGGGATTTTTATACCCAATTAAAAAGTGATGGATATTTAGAAAAAAAAATTGATAAACAAAACAAAATAAAAATTAAAGAGTAATGGCAACAGCGGGAACAATAAACGGAACTATTTTGGCGATCTACATAGGCGGCACAAAAATAGACAAACAATTATCAGCATCATTTAGTTTTTCACATGAACCAAGAGAATCCATAACAAAAGATGATGGTGGCTGGGGTACTAAAAGACCAGGAAAAAAATCATGGGAAGCATCCGGAGATGCTGAAACAGCATTTGATGCGACTGAAGGCTATGATGAATTATCAACAGCTTTAATAAATGGAACTGCATTAACATTATTATTTTCAACTGAGGTTTCCGGTGATACAACATTTACCGGAACAGCTTATATAACAAAATTTGATGTTGAAGCTGGTGTTGAAGAAGATAGTAAAATCAGTTATGCATTTGCTGGAAGTGGTTTACCAACAAAAGGAACAGTAACTTAGTAATTTTTTCTCATACTTTGAACCCCATCTGCTATTTTGGTGGGTGGGGTTTTTTTTAAAATTAAAAAATAAAAGCAATGAATGAAGTAATAATTAATGGTAAAAAATATCCGGTGAAATTCGGATTAAGTAGGATCAAATCCTTTGCATTATCTAAAAATTTAAAAACAATTGAACAATTTGATAAATGGGTTGCAAAATTATCAGATGGAAGTTTTGAATCAATTCAAAACATGGGTGAGTTACTTTTAACAGGAATCCAAAGGGGTTGTCAAAAAAGTGATATTGATTGTGATGTTGATGTTGATGATGTTATTGATATGGCATTTGAAAATGCAGATGAATTTGGTAAATTAACTACAATATTAAAATTATCAATGGATACTGGTGAATCATTAAATGTTTCAAAGCAAACAAAAAAAAAGAAATAACAACCTGGCTTTGGATTGAACAGCAAGCGTTGGGGGTTTTGAATTTAAGTTTGGATGATTACCAAAACATTGAGTTGGGTGAGTTCTTTAATAAAATGATGGGGTTTTTTGATCACAAAAAAGAAACCGAAAAACGAGAATGGGAACGCAGTAATTATTTGGTGTATTCTATTATGATGAATAATCCATATATAAAAGACAATAAAAAACCAAAATCGTTTGCTGATTTCTTAAAAGGAAATAAAAAACCCACAATAAAAAATACAAATCAATTGAAGCAATTTATTGATTTTGAATAAATAAAACATGGCAAGAAATTTATCTTCATTAACTTTATTGGTTGGAGCAAATATAAAAGGTTTCCAAACGCAAATGCGGAAAATGTCGCGGGACATGAAGCGGGTTGGTGGTCAGATGAAAAATATGGGCAAATCAATGTCCATGTATGTAACCGCGCCAATAATTGCCCTGGGTGCTGCATCGGTTAAAACATTCGCCAATTTTGAACAAGAAATGGCAAAAGTTAATGCCGTTAGTGGTGCAACAAATGCTGAATTTCAAAAATTAACAAAAAATGCTAAACTGCTGGGAGAATCAACCCGATTTACTGCCAGCCAGGTTGCCGCGTTGCAGCTTAATTACTCAAAATTAGGATTTAAACCCGATGAAATATTAAAAGTTACTGATGCAACATTAAATTTGGCATTGGCTACTGGTTCAGATTTGGCAGAAAGTGCCACAGTTGCAGCATCAACATTAAGGGGTTTTGAATTATCAGCCAGCGAAATGCAAAGGGTTACCGATGTAATGGCATTAAGTTTTTCATCCAGCGCGTTGGATTTGGAAAAATTTAAAACCGCGATGGCAACAGTTGCCCCGGTTGCTAAAAATGCCGGGATGTCGTTGGAACAAACAACCGCCATGCTGGGGGTTTTGGTTAATCGCGGGGTTGATGCATCAACAGCCGGCACATCATTAAGGAATATATTTTTAACCCTGGCAAAAGATGGAATTACTTTAGAACAAGCATTTAGTAGAATAAATAATGCAAGTAATAAAAATAAAGAATCATTAGCTTTATTTGGAAAAAGGGGGGCAACAGTTGCCACTATCCTGGCGGAAAATACAGAAGAAGCGGGAAATTTAGCTGTTAAATTTGATAATGCAGCCGGATCAGCAGCATCTATGGCTGGGGTAATGGATAACACATTACAAGGTTCATTTTTAAAAGTGCAATCAGCGTTGGAAGGTTTGGCAATTGAATTTGGAAAAACATTAAAACCGGTTGTTGAAGATGGTATTAAGGTGGTCCAGGAATTAATTGGAAAGTTTAGAAGTTTAACCCCACAGGGTAAAAAAATGGCAGTTATGTTTAGCTTAATAGCTGCTGCCATTGGTCCATTAATGATGGTGTTGGGTTTATTTGTAATGTCAGCCGGGGCGATTGGATCAGCTTTTACAGCTGCATTTGGTCCAGTTGGATTAGCTGTTGCCGCAATTGTAGCTTTAGCGGCAGCATTTATTTATGTTTATGATAATTTTGAAGCATTTAAAGAAAGATTATCGGATTGGGATTGGTTGAGTAATGCTGCCATTGATGCCTTTATAGTGCTAATAAAAGCATCATCATTTTTTATGAATGAAGTTGCAAAATTGTTTGGGTATGATTTTGTTGCGCCAATGGTTGAAAAATTAGAAGGTTTAAAAACCGAACCCAAAAATATAACCACAGAATTTAAATCATTTGGTGATTCAGTAAAAAATGTTTTTTCTGATGTAATGGGCTATTTAAATTTATTTGAAGGTAATTTAAAAAGCGCAACAAAAACCCGTACAATAAAAATTCAGACAAAGATTGAAACATCATCCATGATTGCCAAAAAAACTGGGGATGATACATCAATGGCTGATGGTGGTGATAGGTCAATTAAACTAATTCCGCCAAGTTTTGATGAATATGCTGAAAAAACAATTAAAAACTGGGATGATGCAACAGATTCAATAAACCAATCATTTTCAGCATCATTTGCTCAAATGGCAACAACAATTGGTGAAGGTTTGGGGGATATGATTTCCGGTATTGATCCACAATTTGGCAGCCGGATATTGGAAGTAATTGGTGGATTTTTAAAATCATTGGGTGCTGCTTTAATAACTTACGGCACAACCATGTTGGCATTTACTATATTAAGTTCAAATCCCTGGACCGCTGGGGCGGCAATTGCGGTTGGTATTGCGGCAGTTGCAGCAGCTAAAATTATCAGCAACATGAATAAAAAAGGGTTGGAAGGTGCTAAAATGAAAGATGGCGGAATTGTGCCGGGTGGATTTCCAAATGATACATATCCAGCATTATTAACATCCGGGGAAATGGTTGTTCCATCACCAATTCCATTATCCGGGGGCATGGGTGCTGGTGGTAATATGAATTTTACAGGAACATCCCGAATAAGTGGGAAGGATTTATTATTAGTATTTGACAAAGCAAAAGCGGATAGAAATAGAACAACCGGATATTAATTTTAAATGGCAGATATAAGATATAGAGCTGATTGGAAATCCATTGATGGGTTTGAATATCGCGTTGATATAATTGATGTTGATTATGATGGATCACCCAATAATTTAGAAATTGGGATGGATTCATTGGATGGTTTTTCAATAACTTATTCCGGTGAAGATAATAAAAGATTTTCACCAGTAATTTCATCTGAATGTGTGGTTTCATGTGTTGCTGATAATACAGCGTTTGAAAGTTTTATTGATGATATTGTACAAGCCCAGGAACAAAGATTTTATATTGCTATTTATTTAAAAGATACAACATATAAATTATTTTGGGCTGGGTTAATTTTACAGGATTTAATTCAAATTGAAGATATTGCATTACCATATAAATTTTCTTTACATGCAACTGATGGTTTAGGTTTGTTGAAAGATGTTGATTATGATGGGACTGCTGATTATTTT